GGAAGGGTGGGGAATCTAGCGGGGAACTTTCACTTGGTACACTTTCCCCATGCCCTCATCGCCCACAGCAAGGACGCTGGAGCGATTACGGCGCGACGGCTATCTCTCTCAGGTAGTCGAGCGTTGGAATCCTCACGCCAGAATTAGGCAAGACCTATTTGGTGTCATCGATGTCATCGGTATCAACGACAACGAGACCATCGGGGTACAAGCCACAACGATGAGCGGGCGATCTTCTCACATCAAGAAGATGATGGATTCGACTGCCGCCGTCACCTGGACAGCCGGGCCAAATCGACAACTTGAACTGTGGTGCTGGAGAAAGCTCAAGAACCGATGGCGAGTTCATCGCACCACATTCGGGGTTGACGACACGCAACAAGTCCTGAGCATCGTCGCGGAAGACCGGGGGATTCCCGGTGTCTGAGATAGATGAGACCAAACGAAGACGCAAAGCCATCATCCAGGCGGTGAAGCTCTTTCTGATGGACAACGGCTATTGGCCCTCGGTCATGGATCTCTCGCGTGAGACTGGGATACCGGAGACCTCAACACGCCGACATGTCATGATGCTGGTCGAGCAGGGCATACTTCAGATTGCTACTGGCGAGCGTGGCGTGACACTGGGTCTTCCTGACATCGAAGCCAATGTCTGGAGAAATACCGGAGACGGGGGTTGACATGAATTACATATCGCGTACAAGGCCACCGGGGAGTGTTGCGCGTTCGGAGAACCTATGACGCGGAACCCAGGCACAAACATCGTTCGCTTGTCAATTCAGGACTGGTTGGTGTTGATCGGAATCATCGTTCCAGTGGTTGTCACCATCGTCATGACTACGTTGAACAGGCAGCGAGAAATTGGGGTCAAGATCGAAACAGTAATCGTGCAACAGGAAGTGATTGATGAGCGTGTGGCTCGCGTCGAGCGAACACTTGACACGCTTCTCTTGAATGACACAGGACTGTCGCGTGATTGACCGATCAGCAATTCGATCCCACAGCGCAGCGTTGATCTCCTTCACGCTGTGCTTCACGGCTCTGGCGGGGTGCGTGAGCGCAAGCAATCTGAAACATGCCTCCGTTTCAGGGCTTGCTGCTCCCCTCGCTGGAGATCCAGGCCACCTGATGGCGATGGCTGCCCAGTCGGGATCGCTCTGGCCCCTGACCGCTGGCGGCCTTGTGGCAATCCTCGCGGCAATCGTCGCTTGGTTCATTGGGTCACGGAAGTCGGCCATCGGACTGCTCGCGGTCGGCATCGTGCTGTGTGTGGCTCCGGTATTCCTGTTGGATGTGCTGACACATCTTTCGATACCAATGGCGGTGATCCTTGGGATCGCTGGGGTCGCATCACTCGCGTACTACCTCGGTACGCTCTGGCAGAAATGGAACTTCAAGCGGAAACTCACTGCACGAGCGGAATACATCGAAGACACCGCTGGCTATCAGGAGTTGACCGCAGGATCAGTGGGTCGCGTGCTGCGTGGCATCGACCGCAAAGACTTCAACGCAAGGAAGAAGATCAGATGATTAGCTTGACCCTGTACGTTGTATCAATGGGAGCAGCCGTTGGCGTTGGCTCCCTGCTCCAGTCGTGGGGCTTCTGGAAATGGCTCAATACCGTCACCCCCTGGGGAAAGAAGCTCTAGATGCCAACTGTCACCTACGGACAAGGCAGTGGATCGTTCTCCGATGCAATGATTCTCGCAGGGCTAAGTGACCCAACCTACGAGAATGGTGAATGGTTTCGAGTCGCTTCTCGCGCTGACGGTTCTGACTTAAGAACTCTTATGTTGTGGGATCTGGCAGCGGCAGGTGTTCCCAAGAACGCACACATCGTGTCGGCCAAACTTACCCTGACCGCGTGGTACAACGACTTTGTTGGTTCAGTTGAGATGTCCATCAGGGTCTACCGGATCGCAGACACCAACGTCGCTGAAGATGCAACGTGGACCGAAGCGTCAGACGGTACGGCGTGGGAGACATCCCTTGGCGAATCTGTGGGTGCTGGACTCTCTAGTTCTGCTGGTGGCTCGCTAGACACATCGATCATCTTGCCTGGGAATCGTCCATACCACTTGGAGGTTCATGGGCAAGGAACAGGTACGAGAACGATATCCGGCAAGGACTTCACTGCGTTGGCTCAGGATGCTCAGAACAACCGTGGCCAGAAGTTGAACATCATGCTGCTTCCAGATGTTCTGACCTATGCTTCGACAACTTCGGGAGCAGGCACAGCATCACAGGATATTGGTTACAGGTCACAGGACTATGGGACCGCAAACGAGCGTCCTGAGTTGGAAATCGTATACACACCGCGTCCCGGCGCGGCTCTGACATCCCGAACATTTGGCATTGGCCGCCGCCGTCGCAGGCGACGATCAGGCCGCAAGCACTAGAGATTAGACATGGCAACAGCAATTAACGCAGAACTACACAACGATGACATGATGGTTGTCCAAGCGACACTCACCTCTGATAGTAGTGGTGACGCAGCCGTAACGACTTCGCATAGCTACAAGGGCTTCATCGTCCAAGTCGAGATTGACCCCGATGATAGTGACACACCACTAGACAACTGGGATCTGTTTATCAACGACACCTACGCCCGTGTGGCAGACATTTCAAACAATGACACTGATGCCACAGGTGCAGTTATCAAGTACCAAGATGACCTGCACAATGGCATCGCGTGTTACGGCCCACTGACAATTACAGGCGACGCAATGGGAAGTGGTAAGACAGCCGTGGTCACTATCTACATCATTCGGATCATGTGATATGCCAGAGAACTCCAACCAGCCAGAACGTGAATACTCGACGCTGACAGAGAACCAGCGGAACTTCTTGCGGGCCTACGAAATCTGCGGGGTCATCAGTGAAGCCGCGCGTCGGGCCGGAGTAGATCGGACACGACACTACTCCTGGATCAAGAACTCAGAGGACTATCAGATTTGCTTTGAGCAGGCGGTAGCAGCCTGTGGCGAGCGAATCATTGCCAAGTGTCGGCACATGGCACTGGAGCAAGACAACGTCCCGATGCTCATTCATCTGAGCAAGGGATACTTCCCGGAGATGTTCGGGACCAAGCGGCACGAGATCAGTGGACCCGGTGGTGGTCCGATCCAGAGCCAATCAGTATCCGGTAGTGCAAGCCGGTTGCAGGAAAGACTTCATGCGTTGCGAGAACAGTGCGAGCGAAAAGGCTCATCCACTGACCTACGGGATCTTCTGGATCGACGAGGCGAGTGGCTGGCCGATAGCGACTGACGAGGATCTGAACCTCGTAGTACGCGAAGAACTCGTAGCCTTGGGCAGCGAGCCGGGGATCGACCGCGATGAGATCATCGACGCATGCAAGGCCAGTGTTCACTTCTGGCTGAACTACTTCGGATGGACCTACAACCTGAAGGTGGTGGATGACGAGGGCAACGAAGTGCCAGCGATGGCACAGCACGTTCCCTTCCGCACCTGGCCCGTACAAGACGCGGCATTGAAGGACATCTGCCACGCCATCGACACGGGTGAGGATGTCATCATTGACAAGTCCCGTGACATGGGAGCATCGTGGTTGTGTGTTGCCGTGGCGACTTGGTACTGGCTGTTCCGCGATGACGCACAGGTCTTGATGGCCAGCCGTATCGAGGATCTGGTTGACAGGCGAGGCGACCCCGACAGTCTCTTCTGGAAGGTTGACTACATGCTGGAGTCCTGCCCCGACTGGATGCTTCCAGGCGAGCGGCAACACTTCATGCGTGGTGGATCATGCCGAAGCCACATGCAACTCATCAACCCAGTGACGAACGCGACGATCTCTGGTCAGGCAACCACCGGCCATGTCGGTCGTGGTGGTCGCCGAACCTTTGTCCTGTTCGATGAGATGGCTGCGATGGACCACGCTACCGACGCATGGCGATCAGCAGCAGATACCTCAGCCTGTCGTATCGGTAACTCGACACCCATCGGTCCAGGCACGGAGTTCACGAAACAACGCAACGCTGGTCTCGTTCATGGCAAGCCGAAGATTGTGACGCTTGGCTACTGGGACCATCCAACGAAGGGGAAGAACCGCGAATGGAAGATCGACGAAGACGGCACGATCACGAACATCGCCGGTCGTGGGTATTGGTGTAGCCCTTGGTTCCGCAATCAGGTCGAGCGTCGGCAAGACCCATCTGATGTCGGACAGAATATCCTTATCGACCATACCACTTCCGGCGATTTGTTCTTCAACTCCTCCATCGTTACCCGGCACATTCAGACCTACGGTCAGGATGCCAAGCGATGCGAGATCGAAGACGGAAAGCTCGTTGAGTGTGAGCGTGGTCGTTGGTTCGTCTGGTGTGACCTGTCACAAGGTCGCCCAGACCGTGAGACAAACTTCTGCATGTTCGCTGACCTTGCACAGGGTCGCGGATCATCTAACACTGCCGTCGCGGTGATGGACCGCGAGACTGGAGAAATCGTTGCCGAATACGTTGACCCGTTCACCTCACCGTTTGATCTGGCTGAAGAAATCTGTCTGGCGGGCCGCACCATCTGGCGTGGTCAGAATGGTGAGGCGTTCTTAGGGTGGGAGGTCAACGGTCCAGGCGAAGCGTTCTATCAGGACGTTCAACGGCAAGACTACTCCTACATCTACTACCGGCGACAGTTGGGCAAGCGTACCGACAGACGCACGAGGGACTTCGGGTGGCGTTCGGATCGCAGGTCCAAGCGTATTCTCCTGTCCGGCCTCTCCCGCGAGATCAACGCTGGGGACATCACGATCCACAGCCGCGAGGGTTTGGGAGAGATGCTGGACTATGTGTTCTTCGCGGACGGCAGCATCGGGCCTGGCCTCCTGCAAGACGAATCAACCGGGGCAAGGGAGTCGCACGGTGACCGTGTCATCGCCTACGCCGGTGCGGTCTTCATGCGTAACGAAGCACCACACTTCGACGGCACGAAGCCAATGTTCAAGCGGAACACACTAGGTGACATTCTGGGTCACGCGGGGGTGCATGATGGGTAGCGAATTGCAGACACGACTGGAAGAACTTGCAAACGAGATGATCGACCTGCTTGCTTCGCATGGCGGAGAGGGTTGGATGGCAGCGATCACAACGGCGGACACGACTTGGAGCGTTATGATTGCGGACAACCCGATCACGGGTGTCGAGTTGATGGAAGCGTATGTGAGTTCACTGGACCTATGAAATGCTTGACCAGATCATCTCTGAAGTGCGATTGTGGAGTAAGCAGGTGCTTGAGGTGCCTCGCGAATCCATGCATGACTTTCCTATCTGCCCATACGCAAGGGGAGCATGGGAAGCCAACGCCGCACGGGTACGGCTGGTTGATGACTGGCGGGATGTGCTGCGAGAGATCCCACTGTTCCTGGACAGCAAGGCGGCGGTCGGGATTCTTGTCAAGGTTGAGCCGGACGATTGGGACATGGATCAGTTCCTTGAGGATGTCCGTCGCATCAATCGTCGCTGGTCGAAACAGAATGTGTTTGCCCTTGGACTGCATCCGTGGGATGAGAACACATTTATCGCTACTACAACAGAAGACGACGAACATCTCGGGCTGCACGATGAATATGTGTTCATCCTGCTGTTCAGGCTCGATGAACTCAACATCGCCAGCAACGCACTCGAAGAAGACGGATTCTACGAACACTGGCGACCAGAACTGTATTACGAAATCCTCGCAAGACGAAAGCTAGATAAAGAGAGTAAGTGATGCCAATCAGACGAATCAAGGGCGGATACCAAGCCTCATACGGTGGAACAAACCGCACCTTCAAGACCAAGGCAGCAGCAGAGAACTTTGCCAACAAATACAAGTCGGCAAAGACCAACACCCGTGCTGGGACACGATCAACGACTAGCAAACGCAAACGGTCAAGCATGACTAAACGCTCACCACGAACTGGATACTGAGATGGCCAACACAAACAGACATCCAATGATGTCCTACTTGCAGCCCAATAAGCAGAAACCATTGATGATGAACTTTAATGGTGGCCAATCTCCAATGGGTGGCAACCGTAGTAGTGACGTACCTATGGGTCCACCATCGGATCTTCAGAACCCACCGTTTGATCTTCAGAACCCACAGCCTGAATTCATGCCGGGGCCTATTCATCCTCCAATGTTGATGCCAGACAGACCAAACCCACACCCCAACTTCGACCCGTTTCCAGTCGATACTTGGGGAAGGCCGGATAGAGAAGAAGGCGACCCTACTAACCCTCAAAAGCAAGATAGTGACGGCAACTGGTATGAGTGGGACGGGTATCAGTGGAGGCCAATCATGGGTCCAAAGCCCGACAAATATCCCGCACCAAACCTCATAAGACCCATGCTTCAAGGCTTGAAAGACGTAAGGCCAATTTGGACAGTGCCCTTTATGTTTGGAAGATAATCAATGACACTACCAGAACCAATTCAACCAATGATGTCCTACATGCAGCCGAACATGCAGCAGGGCATGAACCCGATGATGATGAGCTTCAACGGTGGCCGACCGCCGATGGGCCAGCCGCCTGTCAACCGTGCAATGCCGCCTATGAACCCAGCCTACTTGCAGGGCGTTCTTGGTAACGCTTTGAAACAGAAGGCAGATCCGAACCAGTTGCAAGACATTCAGGATCAACTCAATCAGCAAGACCAAGCAGAAGAAGATGCGCATGAAGCATGGGCGCGATGGAACAAATGGTACAACTGGGATACTTGGCAAGGAAGACGGCCAATCGATGACCTACTAGGTAAACCAACACTGCCGCCGGTTGACCCCGGAGGTTTCCATCTACCGTGGCTTGTACCAGGCAGCACCTCAAAGCGTGTGAAGCCAAGCGCATCTAGGAAGAAGAAATAATCATGTGGAACACAAACTGGAACACAAACGTCACCCCTTGGTGGAATAATCTAGGTTCACAAAGCAACCCCTATGCGACGGTTCAGCAATCTAACTTCATGTATCCATACATGGGGCAGGCCAATGTTCCGCAAACCTCTACGTTTGACTATTCAAACTGGTATTCAGAACATTTGGCAGCCCATGAAGCCAAGCAAGCCAAAGCAGCCCAGGAAGCCAAAGCGGCTCAAGAGGCAGAGGCAGCCAAAAAGGCTGAACGTCTGAAGTTGTGGGAACAAACATTCCAACCTGCCCAGCAACAACCTGCGGTTGACAACTCTAATTGGTATGCAGAACAGTTGGCAGCCAGACAAGCTCAACAGGCTCAAGCTCAACAGGCTCAGGCCCAAGCTCAGGCTGCCCAGCCAGCCCAGCAGGATCAGATGGCAACTTGGTGGGACAACTACCTATCACGCCCGGCAACACCCCAGCCGCCTCAACAGCCTAATTGGCCTTGGTATCAGCAGTTGCTTCAACAGCGGAATAACTCATAGTCATGGCAAGTAACCCATACCAAAATCTAATTATGTCAGGCTTCAACCAAGGCCGACCGCCAATGGGTGGCAACCGTAGTAATACCCCAGGTTACTCTGACCAATGGTATCGCCCTCCTAAGCCAATGGATCCAAGTAACCCAGGCCATCCTGACTACAAGCCCGGCCCCGGTAATTATGACCCAAACAATCCTTGGACTCACCCAAAGCCTCCACCACGCATTCCTACGAAGCTAGATTTGTGGTATCACCGAGATGAATTAGAGCAGTTTGGTAGAGGGGTTAAGGAATGGTTGCAGGGTGATCCTGCTATTCCTGGGTCACAAGCAACGCCTCCACCTACTCAGCAAGATCCACCTCCCAACGACGGTGGAATAGACCCACTCCTGCTTGATCCATTTTCAAACCCAAATGTTTACCCCAGAATCCCAGGCCGTTGGTGGCTTAACGATCCCGATAGCCCTCTTCTTCAGCCTTGGTCACCGACTCTGTAGATAACACATGCTTGATACAACACCAGCCAATTTATACGAAGAGATTCAGGCAGCCGAAGACCTGCGAGATGCACACCTTGAGTCGTACACCGACTTGGTGAGCCAGTTCGTTGGGTCTGCTTATCGTGACATGTCTGACGAGGGAGCCAATGTTCCTGAGAATCATGTCTATGAGTATCTGTCACTGACAATTCCTCGTCTGGTTCACGACAACCCACGGGTGCGAGTCAGCACACGAAGACCTGTATCTCAACGCATGACTTCGCTGGCGATGGAACACGGACTCAACCGTTGGGCCAAGGACACTAATGTCCGACAACCGTTGATGATGGCTGGTTACGACATGCTGTTGAACTACGGCGTGATGATGACGGTGCAGGAAACTCAGCCGGGGTACGACGAAACCAACCCAGACTCGCCACAGTGGCCACGCTGTTATCGCATCTCGCCGAAGCGATTCTTTGTAGATCCGTTGGCGTTGTCGTTTGAGCAGGCGAGGTTCGCCGGACACGTTTGGATTCGTGACAAGGAAGACCTGCTGGACGAGGCCAAGGACGATGACACCTGGAACAAGGAGTTCATCGAGTCCGTTAGCGATGACGTTGACGTTGACAACTACCGCGACAGCAAAAGCGGGAAGAACGCACCGACACGCAAGGAGATCCTTGGCTACGAGGTCTGGGTTCCAGAGGTTCAACACGACGATGATTTGGGGCCACGGGAAGGATTCAACGGAACGATCTACACGATCTCGATGGCTCAGGGGACTGGCGACGAGATCAAGGTCGATTACCTGCGAGAGCCGCGACCGTACTACGGACCACCAAGTGGACCCTACACAATGTTCGGTGCGTACTGTGTGCCAGACAACTCCTTCCCACTCTCACCACTGGTGGCAGTTGCGGGGCAGTCTGATGACCTCAACGAGCATGTCATTGCAGCACAACGAGCAGCCGCCCAATACAAGCGAATGGTCTTTGTCGATGCCAAGAACAAGAAGCTCGCTCAAGACGTAGCGTCTTCGCCTGACAACTTTGTTGTTCCAGTAGAGAACCTGGACAAGGACAGCATTGTTCCGGTCGAGTTGGGTGGTGTCACGCAGCAGATGATCGGCTACATCCAGATGGCAAGAGAGCGTCTGGACAGGAACAGTGGTGTTCAGGATGCCCAGCGTGGTGTGGTCACTGGCGATGCTACTGCTACGGAGGTCCAGATTGCAGAGGCTTCTGGCTCTATGCGGTTCGCATACATCCGGCGACAGTTCATTGATGCTGTCAACTCAGCAATCAGGAAGGCTGCCTGGTTCATGTACCACGATGAACGAGTGGCGTTTCCCATTGGCGTGGAGGCCGCCGAAGCGATGGGTCAACCAGAGCCTTGGTGGATCGGCGGTGTCCAGTCAATGATGACAGGCGAGAGGTTTGAAGACCTTGAGATGGAAGTCGAAGCCTACTCAATGGAGAGAACCAACGAAGCCCTGATGCAGAAGCGGGCAATGGAGACTCTTCAGATCGTGACACAGTCCGCACCGATGATGATGCAGATGCCGTTCCTCGACTGGGACTCACTGCTGAAGATTGTCGGTGACGCGATGAACATGCCGGAGTTGGGCGAACTCATCGACAAACAAGCAATGCAGCAATTCCTTCAGGCCCAGCAACAAGCAGCACAGCAGCAGCAGCAGCAGCAGCAGGCTGACGTTGCGGGCGGACCATCATCCACAACAGCGGAGAGGGCCAAGATGGCCTTGGGTATGTGATGCCTATTTATGCCTTTGTAGATCAGAACGGAGAGGAACACGAGTTGTTCTTCAATGCGTCGGAAGTACCAAGCATCGGCGACACCGTGGAGGGGGACGGCAAGACGCTGACCCGTGTGGCATCGTTTGT